CCGAATGCCCTCACTCTACCAATGATGTCATTATTAGGATATTTGATTTCAAAAATCGATGGGTCAAGTGATGGAAAAAGTATTCCATCTCTTGTTGCTAATTGAATATTGTATGCATTTCCAGAAATAACCTAATGTTGGGTCATATAGATTAACCAATCTAACATCAACAACAGTTTGTACACCCTCTACTTTGTCAAGTTCGGTGTAAATATTGCTGATTACAATAGGTTGGTTTATCTGCCATTTTTTTACATCAAAGTATTTTTTCAATCTTTCTATACAACGAAGTATAACTTGATTACCGTTTTGGTCTGGCATCGTGATAATGTCAAACTCTATACCAAGATTGATAATATAAGCATCTTTAATGTTAATCGCATCAGTCAACATTCTGTGGTGACCAAGATACAATTTTAAGTTTTCTTTTGTTGCGTCATTTATTCTTGTAAGATTACCGTTTGAATCATAACCAAGAACATAAAAGTTGAGTGCAAGTGGATTGACAACACGATCACTATTGTATATTGATTCTGCTGTTAATTGATCGTCTTTTGTTATGTATGCCTTTGCAATTGAACCATATTTTTGTGGCAAACTATAAGCACGGATGATATAATCTTCTTTTGTTACCGCACGATTTTGCGAGGCAAAATAAGCAAGTGCATTTTGACGAATTTCATCGACTGTTTCACTTTGTTTTGCACCAACTGCTGGTTCTGGGTTTGTTACGGCTAAACTACCGATTGCCTGACGATACAGATTTTGATTTAATCCCGTCTCGTCAAGTAAGATACTTCTCGATTTTAATCGTGTTATTGTTTCACTCGGTACATTATCTTTTATACCACCACCAACTGTGTAATATAAAGTAAGTTCGGTATTATTTGGGGCAAGACCATATGTTTTTGTATACAGAAAGTTCGATGGGTCAATATCAACGGACGCAATTGATTCCATACCAACCAATGATGAACCAATTAAATCTGGGTTCGGTATTAACAATTCGTCATCTAAATCAGATACACCAGCACCAAACTGTATTTCTGTCTTACCGTTATCAAGTTGTCTTGTTGAGAATCTTCTTGATACCTTTCTCAACTTCAAGAGATATGGTGTTTCTTCTCTATATGTTGATAATTGTCTATCATTTCTAGCAATGTTTGGGGTCGGTTCAAATATAGTATCTTGTGCCAAAAATGGAACATGATACCATTTATTTCCATCTGAATCAATCGCATACAATATATCTATTAATGTTGATTCTTCTAATTCAATTTTATCATACGGTTTTGGATCAGTAAATGTATACGTCTTGGTTTTAATTACACCAGACACAGCATTGACAGATTTTTTAAGAAGATAAAATGTTGGCTCGTTTGTTATGTCATCAATTTCAAAAATAGTTACTTCAGTTGGGTCGAACGAACTACTGAACTTAAAGTCAAGATAATCCGTTGTTCTAAATTCCGTAGATATATTTCTATTGTCAGATGCAACAACCATTCCAGGTTCTATTGCAAACGCATATGAAAAATCTGGTTTATTGTTTGTACCACCACCAATCGATGGGACAATTTGGAATACATCTAACTTTACGTTTGAAGCTATATTTGTCTTTGGTTTATAACCAAGAGATTGTGCAATATCTAAAATATTTTGGCGCTCCGATGCTTGAAGTATCAACGATTCTTGTAATGCAGTGTCTGTGTAATAAGACAACACATCACCAACGTATGCCGCCATCTCAAGAAACATCATACCAGGGGATGATTCATTAAAATCTTGGTAGGTATCTGGAAAATAATTCTTGGCAAAATCTATGAGGTTTTGCTTTAGGGAAGGAAAATCTCGTGAGAGATACCTAATATCTTTTTTGACTAAATCCGCCATTAGTTTTGTGCCTCTTGAATCCGTAAATTACCCGTATCAGATATAAATATCTGAATAGGTAAATATATGTTCGTTCCCGTAATTTTGAGTTCAAGGAATATTCCGATAGCATGATATGGATCATCTACTCTACCGTCGTCGGCCATATTAAAGTTTACATCTAAACGAGTAATGTTCAAATATGGCAACCAAGTTGTTATTGCGGATATTATGTCACCTTTTATTTTTTCTTCCAAATCACCTTCGTCGTTTATATTTTCAAATAAAATAAACCGTAATTCACTTCCAAAATCAGGTTGCATATATCTTTCACCTTTAGCGGTGGAAAGAAGATTCTTGACGTTTGAAAATGCCTGTTGTCTATTTGTATAACTTTGAAAAAATATACCATTTGGATTATTGAAAGGTATAGTTACACCAATAGGTTTGGTGTAATAATTTACAGAAGAGCTTGGCTCATTTATAATGATACTTTTTCTTCTAAAACGAGCCAATTATTATCTCCCTTTCTTTTCGTTAATTTTTGCCATTAGTGCTGAATAATCTCTTGTAAGAGCTTGAGCAACTTCTGGTGCAACTTCATTCGGGTTTACTCCAGCTGGTGTTGCATTAATTATTCCACTTCTATCATTCGCAAATGCATTTAATGAGTTGGAATTAAAGAACATTTCTTCACCACCATCGTAATTATTTGGATCATAATTTTCTTGTAAACTTCTACGAGTTTCTTCAAGTATGTCCTGTACCGCTGAAAATTTAGCGTTTCCAACAGATTGTTTTTTCTTTGGTTGTGTTTTTTGTACCATTCCACTCGTTGCTTGTTTATAAAGAGAAACGCCGTGATTTATTGTTTCTTGGACAGGTTTCTTTTGAGATTCTTTTAATCTCTTGTCCATTGCATATTCAATTTCTTCTCTAATGATAGAACGAATTTCCTTTAAAAATGATTTTGTATCCATCTTTTCACCCTTAAAATTTTGTGTTATACTAATAATTAAGTAGTTATTATATTTTTACCTATAATCTAGACGACTTATTTCGAAGTGCATACCGTCAGGAGTACCAGACCACCACCCACCCCAGAAAAATCCCCATTTTATAGCGGATGAGACAAGTTGTCTTACCGAACCTTGTTTCCCAATCAAAGCAGGTGTTCTTCCCATGTCATTCCATGCCATGTTTATATCAAATGCAATACCCCAAGCATGACTACTCAAAGGACGATTTGGACCACGAGTGTGTCTAACAAACCTCGGAGAATATGCCTTTGGACTAAAAGTCAATACTGTGTCTAACAAACCTAATTGTTCCCACTCGTTCCAAAGACTCTTTAATTGATCTTCACCTCTAAAATGGAAATTTGTACCCTCTAATCCAAACTTTCGTAATTGTGGTATTCTTACAAATTTTATGTTATCTCTTTCGAAGTTATTTGTTATTTGTATGTAATCACCACCAATTGGCCTATATGATATAGAACCAAATATTGCAGATTTTTGGCCATTTGATAATTGTGGAACGTCTGCCCTTGTTTTTAGTTTACCATACTTGAATCCTTTTGGTATTACATTACCACTATTATCAATCTGAAGTCCAGCATTACCATTAACAAGAAAATAAAAATATCTTTCTACGTTTTTATGACGATATTGATAACCTTCGGATGAACCTCGTACAGCAGTTGTTATTGTTTTTGTTGTGCTTAAACTAACATTATTTATGTAAACTCCTTTATGATTATCCCACCACATCAGTGCACTTAAAAAAGCAAACTTTGGATTTTCAGAAACTATTTCTGGATTTTTTAAGAAATCTACATTATTTTTTTCAAATAAACCATTCTGACCGAACAATTCGTTCATACGTTGATATTGAACTTTACCAGTTATTTGAATAACACCATGTCCCCTGTATGCATACGCCTCCGTGCTTCCCTTGTAAAATCCAGGGTCTATCTGTGCATTCGGTGGTGGTGTACCGTTTTTAACATTTTGTTTTGGATTTACTGCTTGTGATATTTTATTGAAAGTATTTCCATTAGTTGGTCCAGAGCGACTACCATAATAGGCATCGCTCATACCATTTACAGACCAAGGCGTTATCCCAAATCCATAGTTTGAAAGATTTGATTCTTTGTACAAAAAATTATTTGGGTCTTCTGGTCTTACTCTACCACCAAAAGATTTTCTTAAACTTTTTTCCGAAGTGTAGTAGACATACTCTGTTACACCTCGTATACTTTCTGCCGATATTTGACCGAGAAAGTTTGCAGCTTTTTCACGAGTATCTATTCCAAATTTATTGACCATCAAATCCACGTATGGTTTTATAAATTGTGGCAACATTCTATCTGGCATTTCTTTTATTCTTTTTATCAAATCTTGTTTAGTCGCTGGGTTAGAAACAGATTTTAACTTATCTTGTGCAGACGTATAAACGTCTCCAGGTCCAGTTAGTTGAGACGATATACCTTTATTTCTTGCTTTGTTCTTTTTTAGTCGTTCTGCACCAGTTGGTGTACTAAAAATTGTTTTACCACCGTTTCTGGCGGACTTAACAACAGCCCCAGTTATGACATCTTCTTCAAGAGGTTCACCGGCAATAATATCTTTATTTTTGGTATCTTGTTCTTGTGCCATGATTAACTCACTTATTCCGTTGGTTTTTCTTCACCAGTTACTTCACTAGGGTCTGGGAATTGTTGATTATTTTCAACCGCACCAGCATCACCTTCTGCAACTGAATCCATAAAATCACTATCAAATGTAGTTGACCCCTTTGTAAAGTCTGGGTCTACATTTAGTCCATTTATCGTTTCACCTGTGATTGGATCTATAACGTCGTAGTCACCCATATTGTTGACATATTTCTGCCATTCTTTATCATAAAACCAAGTAATAGTATCTTTATCACGAATACCGTAGATTCTATTTCTGTTTGGATCCCAAAGAGTATTTCCTTGCCACTCATTTCCAGTCTGTATATCTCTTGGAGAAAGTGCAGTTTCATTCGGATCAGATTTCGGTCTTGATGGTTCTTCACCTTGATTTCTTTGCTCTTGTTTTTGTTCTCTTTCTTGTTCTTTTGCCTTTGCTTCTTCACTTGGACCACTGCTGAATTCGTTCACAAATGCAAGTTGAGATTGTAATTTTTCAATCTTCTGTTGTATGCCTTTAACTTGTGATTTCAGATTTATAAACGCAGGATTGTTTATTGGGAATCCAGAAGGACCAACTCCAGTTGGAACAGTCAATTGAGTAACGGTGGTTAAAAAACTAGAAAGTATATTACATAATTCATTTAACCAATCCATAGTACGATCACCAAGAAGAATTGGTGATTTTGCATTTACACCGAGATTTATTCGTTTTGACTCTGTTTCAACAACTTGTCTACCATCAATAGAGATTGCTTTTTCAGAAGAAAGTCCTATACCTTCTTTTGAAAAAGCAATCAATTCTTGTTTGCGCGCATTAAAAACAATGCGATCAGATGCAATTATAACTTGATTTCCACCAAACTGATTTTTTACATATAAATCAACACTCTTATCTTTTATAGAAGGTGTATATGTGGAACCTGGTGTAAACTTTAAAGATTGACCCGATGTCATCCATATTGATGCATCATCTGTATCTGGGTTTTCAGCGATAAACTCATTTTCTTTTGATTTACCAGCATTATTTCCATTCGAAATAACAAGTATTGGATTCCCAATACCACCCAATCCAGGTTTCCAATATGGTGGTATTGGATAAGTTCTTCTCTCATCAATACTTGAACCAAAACGAATTGATTGTCCCCAACGACCTTCAAGTATAATATCACCAGAATAAGGTTGAACTGGTCTTACATCAAGTCTCTCACCAAAAGTTGGGTCTATTGTTGTTGATGTTGCTTTATTTTTTGATGATTTAGTTGCAACACCGACCTGTGAGTTTTCTCTTTTTTCTTTATTGTTTGAATTTGTTTTCGGTAAAGTTTCAGATACACCCGGTAATCCATTAAGGTGAACTGAACTTTGTACTGATATAGGATTTGTGAAATAATACTCTTGACCAGTACCGAGATATGAGTTATATGCAGTTGGTCCTTTTAGGAGTAGTACGACTTCACCAGCTATTGGAATATTTTTTAAGTTAGCATCAAGAGCACGTGCTTGTATCGTACTTATAGATGCCTGTGAACCGAATGAACCTAGAATTTTACATTTTATTGTGTATAATTTTTCTTTATCTTTACCCGAAAAATCTACATCAACAACTTCGGCTGTTACTAGCTCATATTCCTGTCCGTTGAGTATTGTCTTTTGGGGGTTCATTTACTTTGATTTCCTCTACTGAATCACCGATTGATTTGATCTCTTTTAGAAGAGCATCTTTTTCTTCATCTGTTAAGAAAGAACTACCTTCTTCTCCCTTATTTGAAACCATTCGTTGAACAACAGCAGCCATCGTTACGAGATGTGCATCATTCGTAACAGATACTGCCATATAGTCTTTGATAACAGGCACAAGAAGAGCAGCGTCACCTATGTTTGTGATAAGTGGCTTCAAATCAGCGATAAGAAGATTGATTTGTCTATCTTTCTTCTTTTGGTTATCGTAAATGTCTTTCAACAAATCCGAGAACTTTTTGCTTCCAAATATTTCTGTATCAAATCCCATATTCTATAAATATCTAATCTTGAATAATGTCTTGTAAATCGAACCAACTCAAATTTGTAATGTCAGTACCATCGGAATATTCTTTGTACAATTTAAAGTAAATATATTTAATATGGTTTATGACATTTGTTATATTCTGTGTTTTGATTCCAGTTCTTTCTCGGATGAGGATATAAAGAGCTTTCTTATTGTAGTTTTCTATATTATCACGAGTTTTGAAAAGATAAAGAACAGAATCTGCGACTTGTATGTCTCTATTTTTTGTAAAAATAAGTGGTAAATATTTTTCCATTACATCAACGAAAAGATCAATGAAGTCTCTTTGTTCATCAATAAATTCAGTTCGTAATTGTTCATTTACAATATTTCTTTCGGAATCAATAGATTCTATACTATGTCTTTTTTTGTACTGATAATAATTTTTGTTATTTTCGGCAATTAGGTAGTTCTTTGCAACAATTGAAAAATAGGAAAAAGCTTTAAATCCAGTTGTTTCATCATACTTACCAATTTTTTCGTGTAAGAAAGCAATTACCTCGTGTTTCACGTCTTCATGTGGTACATCAAAGTTATAGAACTTAAACCTGTGGATCATGATTTCTGCCAGCTTATAAAAGGCAGGGTGGATTCTTTTTGTGTAAATTATATTTTTTTCTATTGGGTCATCGCATTTATTATATGCGATAATCGCATCTTCTGTTTCTTTTGTAAAGTAAACATTTTGTTTACGTTTTGTGGGAGTTGTACTCATCTAATCCTCCCGTTGAATTTTTTAGATACTTCTTCTTTTTCTTCGTCTGATTCTTCAAGTTCAAGATACATTGCAATATCATTTATTATTTTCTTCAACTCTTTAAAGAAATATCCAACTTCATCATCTGATTCAAACGAACCATTTTTGTCTAGTTGTTTTAGATAAGACCGTTGACTCATAACTCTACTTCTCATTGCAAAAATAAATGATTGGTCTTCGGTTGCTGATTTTTCTAAATTAGAATAAAGTTCTTCTAAAACATCATACTTCTTGTAAAGATTGTAATTGATATAAATCGAAACAGAAAGAAGAATAAATAGAAATATGAGAGATATAACCATTATTACCTCGAAAATTTTGGTTGAATGATGGTATCTATAATACCAAGATCAATCGCTTCTTCAGGTGATAGATAATAATCTTTAAGAATTTTGTCTTTCCAAAACAAAGAATCTCTCTTCGAGTTAGATGTAATTATGTTAATCAAAATTTCTTCTAACTTTTCCGTATGTTGGACATTCGCCTTCATGTCTGATGATTTACCATAAATTCCAGAACTAATCTCATGGAACATGATTGTGCTGTTCTTGGAGGCAACACGATTACCAGTGCCAGCACACAACAGAAGTGCTGCGGCTGACATTGCTCTTCCGCGGCAAATTGTGTTGACCTTAATATTTAAACTTTGCATAAAGTCAATCATACCAAGTGCCTCATAAACATCACCACCATCTGAATTGATTACCACATTGATTGGGTCATTCTTCTTTTCTTCACCCCTCATATGGATTATTGCCTTAATTTTTAAGGTAAAATCATAAAGAGTACCATCGGCTATATCACCAAACAAATAAATGGTCGAACTTTCTACGTCAATACCATAATCCATTTGAGCAAGTGCTTCTTTCCAACGAACGGGTAAATCTTCGGTTTGGTCTGCCTTTGACTTACTTACTTTGATTTCATCAATCTCATCGTCATACATATTTGCCATAACCATACTCCTTTTACTTTTTAGTTTTTTTCTTCACAACACGTTTTTTGTATTCACTTACTATTTTATCATCAAGTGAATTTTTCTTTTTTGTTTTTACCGAAGGTTTTTTTATTACCTCTTTTATTTCCGTGGGTGGTAATGTTCCAAATAATTCGTCTTGAATCTCCCCCTTATGATAAACATTACCATCTTTATCAACAAATTCTGCCATAAATTTCCAACCACGAGGATAACCAGTCGGTTTCTTTTCTTCAGGTGGTGGTGCCATCATTGCCGTACATTTCCAACAAAGACCATACTGAGAATTATCATCAACCAAAACTTCCTCATAACATCTTATACCCTTGAAGTATTTACTTTTTGGGTCATTATTTTGACACATTACATATTTCACGGTGTTATTCCACGACTATATTTCGGTCCGTCATCATAAAAAATTTTTTGTTCTGATTCTTTCTTCTTTTTAAGAATATCATCTTCTTGAACAGGAGATTCATTTAATATACTAACTTTTTCTATATTTTTCAAACGTTTTGATTTTCTTTTTCTCGTTTCTGATTTTATTTTCTTTGAATCAACGATATCACCGAGAGCAACTTCTTCCGTCGGTTCTTCTACAACAAGTCGAGGTTCTTCAAAAGTTTCCTCCACTTGTGGAATAATTACCACATCTGGTTCTTCATCATACATACCCATTTCTTGACCAATCTCGGTTAGTTCATCAAGTGGATTTGTTTGTTGTGTGACCGAATCTGTTATTTGGTCATTTACCGGCGTCGGAAATGATTCAACTAAATCTTCCAACTCATACTTCTTTTTTTCTTTACTACTCAAATGGTTAGCAGCAATCACCAAACTAACAGCAAGTGGGTCAAACACAATGACAAGAATAAGAATAAACCAATTGACTACGTTGTCCATTGGAATACCTGTAATACGACTCAAATAAAGAAGTGGACCGAGTTCTGATGAAAATGTTTCGTTCGATACTTGTAATTTTGTTTGGTCAATCTTTGCAATAGAATCCGATAGTGCAAATGATTTTTGGGTAAGTTGTGATAATTCTGCGTTCAGAGATTCCGACGATTTATCAATCGATGTCATGCTACGAGAGAGGCCACCTGTTCCTCTTTTTTGCGTTAGTTGCTCTGTGTAAGCATTCTGTTGAGATACACGAATATTGTCAAGTGATTTCAAACGACCGTTCTTTTCTTCAATCAACTTGTCTAATTGTGCCTTTTGTTGAATAAACAATTCTTTCTTTTGGTCGAGAAGAATAACTTCATTTTGTGCCTTATAGACAATCTTGGCAGTTTCTTGATATGAGTTAGTTAGATAACCATAAACACCAATAGATGTTATCATCATCAAGACTACCGCCGCAGATAGTAGATAACCCTTGAAAAGAAGTCGGAGTGTTTTGAAGTGGTCATGTAAAAAGGTAACAACAACAAGTTTGGAAAGTTCCAACATTGCCGCCATACCTAATATAGACCAAGAGCCACCGGAAAAGAGTTTAGATATACCAAATATGGAGTAATATCCAGAGAATACTGCTAATCCAATCGCACAAAACCAAATAAGGTTTTTTAGATTGAAGATTTTAGACACCATTGTAGAACCTCTTTACTGTTTTTGGAGTTCTACCGTTTTCTTACCAGAGTAAGTTGAGACAATCTTCCCACCTTCTACTGAAAGAGATTGGAGATACTTTTTGGCTTCCGCCTCTCCTTTATCCCAACCAGACATAACTTCCGCATGGAAATCATTCAAGTTATCAAACATATGATCTTGTGGTTGGTCGAACTGAAGAATCTTTCCAACATACTTGTATTTTTGATTCATAACAGCCGGTGGAAGTGTCATTTGATTTGCCTCCGTGAGAATTCCGGCGAGTTTTTGTAATCTTTCTTTTGTCATTGTATTGTCTCCAATTGTGTTTTACGATATTCAAGAAGTGCCAATTCTTTTGCCTTACACTCCAACATAATATCTATGTCATAACCATAATTACTGATTTCTTCTAAAATATAGTCAGCATGAGCTTGTGGTTTGTCCTTTGGATTACCTGTTTCTTTTGGTTTGGAGGATGAATAGTGAACAACGGGGGTAATACCGTCAGGCCATGTTGACATAGCAAGTTCAAGTGCAGACTGTTCTGACAAATCACCTG